TGGCAGCAATGTAAGCAAGGCGCTACGATCTCGCATACGCACAGCATTGAACAAATGAAAACTGATTATTTATGGAGTGACGACAGAGCTGTCCATGCGATCAACAATACGATAGAAGGCACAGCGCTAGAGGCTGGAATTTTGTGTCTTATTTCCTGCAGGGAAGAGGCTGTTAGACTTTCTAACGAAAATCATTCAATGCTGGTTGAAATTCCCAAAGAATTTCGCTCTTCCAATGAACGAGTGAAAGTATTCAACGCATTGTTAAACATCCTTGATCATGAGCAAATACAGCTTCCTAGTTCAGACCAAAGCTGAAGACTATTTTGAACTGCTGCCGGATTTGCGTTTAAAAAAGTATGGCGGCTGGTTGGTTGCTGAGGCCATTGAACAAGAAGAAATCAGTAAATTACAAAGCCAGTCCACTATTCGCGCCGTTCAATTAGCCAAGCGTATTGCATCAGCCAAAGGCGTTGGCCTAGATGAAGCGTTTAATCTGCTTCAAGGTGGTGGCAGTTCTATTACGGAGGCAGAGCTACTGGCAGACTATACGGAGGAAACACTGAGCATGATTACCAGCGGATCATCTGTCGAGAGTACAAATGCTCGCATGGTCACTGCTTTTATTCGCTCTCGTGGGCAAGGCATGGTTGATGGCGAGTGGAGTGATCTTGCTGATTGGGAATTGGATGATACAAAAGCGTTGCCACGTAAATATATCGCTAAGGTGGTAGAATTTATTGCTGCAGAGCAAAATGCAGAAATGCAGGAGGCTGCAACGGAAAAAAAAGCAGCGAAGAGGGTTTCTCCTCAATAGCTGAACGGCAAGAAAGTCTTGCCAGAAAACAATTGAAAAATTTGACAGACTGGAACGAGATTTATTTTCGTCTTTCATCGTCGGACATGCATGATCCTCGATGGAATGCAGACCAATTTGGCTTACAGCCTATTGACGACGTAAAACGTGCATTGAAATATTTGGATAAACATGATATAGCAAAATACAATGTACAGAGCATTGCCATTGCAAAATTTGGCACAATGGCGGCTGGCATGATGGCTGGCAAAAAATCCAAGGTAAAGCCAGAAGATTTTCTGCCATTTGACACAAAATCAATCAAGAAAGACAATGGCTTGACAGATGCAAGCTTGATTGTTCTTCAGCGACTAATGAAGACGCGAAAGATGGACGGAAGAGTGATTGCATTGCTGGCCGACGAAATGAAAACCTTTGCTGGACGTAATCAGGAGCAATGATTATAGAATGAAGGGAAAAGTAATCGTATAAAGTAAGATGGCAGCTCAAGACGCCGAACTGAAGCTTAAGGTAAGTCTTGACCTGGCGTTTTTTAGGCAACAACTAATAGGACTTGGCCAAGCTGCAGCGGGTTACAAAATTCCCGTGCAGGTTCAATTTGATAGGCGTAGTGTACAGAACGAACTTAATGCGCTAGGAAGAAATATTAGCCAAAGAACATATCGCCTTGAAGTTGCGACTAATTTAGCGGCAGAAATTAAAAATGCTGGCACCCTCGCGAAGGCATTGCGAGGACTAGATAATGCTGTTCAGAAAAATAAGGGAATTGCTAATCGAACGGTTACTGGGCAAGCGGTTGGCACGGTAGACGCAAGCTCTTTTTCGGCAATGCTCAATAGAGCGACAAAGCCTGCGTTAGAGGCGCTGTACCAGGCAATGGCGAAGGCGAAAATTCCCATGGCCGATGTTGGGCGCGGAACCGTCAATGAATTAAGAACTTCAATAATTAGCGGCGTCCCCGCAATAACACGAGACATCGCCCAAGGATTGGCAAATGGTTTAGACCCCAAGCTCAAAGAAAATGGGCGCGAAGGCGCAAAGTCCTTTATTGATGCATTTAAGAGCGCAACTGGCATTGCATCGCCATCCAAAATATTTAAACAACTTGGCGAATTTAGTGCTGATGGCTTGGAAATTGGTTTCCTAAATGGCTTAAGAGAGTTCAAGGGCAAAGCTGTCGCTGAAATCAAGAAAATTGTTGCTCTAATGAAGTTGGAACTCGCTTCTGTGGGTGACGTGAATCTTAGGGCCGGAATAGGGGGCGCTCGGGGTAATGTTCGCGGTGGAGTTCAGTATATGGGGCCAATAGGGCCACTTCCTCTTGGCAGCGCACAGCCATGGGCACGTGGTGATCGAGGGATGTATGGCGGTGGCGGATATGAGCCTTATATGGCTACGCAAGGTTTTGGAGCAGGTGGAAGAGGCGCTTCAAATGCCAGAAGTGTGTTTGCTTCTCCTTCTATGCTTGGCCTGGGTCAACTGGCATTACCGGCTGCAGGTCAAACTTCTGCCAGCATTTCTCAGCAAGCCCGTATTGCCCAGGCATATGCGCGATCTAGCGAGCGCGGTGCGTCTGTCTTTGGCGAAGATATTTATCGTCAAGGGCTAAGAACAGCAGCCGGACAAGTGCCAATGGGTGGCGGACGCTTCTTGCCTCCTGGCGGTGGTGGAGGTGGAGGACCGAGTGGGGGTGCGGGTGGTTTTGGTATGGGAGACTTTGGTCGTGCCATGGGAGGTATTAATCTTCCTGGCGCAGGGACTATTCGCGAGCTTGGTAGTGAATTCGGCTTTGCTACTAAACAAGTTTTATTGTTTGGACAAGCTTATAAATTGTTAGGCTTTGCTCAAGATTTACCCTCCCAAGTTGGCAATGCCGTAAGTAAATTACAGAGCTTCAGAAATACTTTATCCTCTATAACTGGCAGCGCAAAAGAAGCTGGTCAAGCAAATCAATTTATCCTTGAAACCGTAGATAAATACAATATTCCATTGCAATCTGCTCGCGATGGTTTCACAAAGCTATTTGCTTCCATGGCACCCGCTGGATTTTCGGCAGGTGAAATTCAAGATTTATTTTTAAGCATAAGTAAAGCAGCGGCTACTTTTGGCATGAGTGCCGACAAAGTGGATCGCGTTAACTATGCTTTTGCTCAAATGGCTAGTAAGGGCCAGGTGATGAGCGAGGAACTAAAAGGACAATTAGGCGATGTGCTGCCTGGTGCTATGGGCATTTTCGCAGAAGCTGCTGGGTTTAAAGGTCCAGATGCTATTCAAAAATTTGGCAAAGCGTTGGAAGACGGCGCGTACAAAGGACAAGCGATGCGTGATTTGTTAAAAAATGTCACGATCGTAATGAATAAAGAGTTTGGTCCAGGCGCAGAAGGTGCTGCGAGAACTTTCCAAGGTGTTATCAACCGCATGCAAAATTCAACTCAGCTTTTTTATGAAAGCTTTGAGCCGGTTGCTGTGGGTTTTCTTAATAGTGTTGTTGTTCCCATTACAAGCGGCATCAAGACAATTACCGATGGTTTTACCGCCTTCCTTTCAGGCACTCAAGCGCAAACAGCGGGCGGCTCGGCATTCGCAGCGCAGTTAAAAGAATTAAAGCCAGCGTTTGATGGAATTCAGAGAAATATTCAATCTCTATTGCCCATTTTCTCTCAATTTGGTCAAATATTATTGCAAGTTAGTAAGTTCCTGATTCAAATTGCTGGCAATCCCGTTGTCGGATATTTAGCAAAACTTTACCTTGTTGCGCTTCCCATCAATTTAGTTTTTGGACGCATTGCTACAACCATTGGCTCGGTCTATGCCTCGATGACAACATTAAATGTTGGATTACTGGCAGGGGCTCAACGGTTCAAGACTGTTGACATGGTAATGAAAGGTTTTAATTTAACGGCTGGTCAAGCAACGGGTGTTTTAAGGGGTATTGCACCGGCGCTAAATGCTGTGACGCTTGGGCTAAGAGCTTTTGGCGCTACGGCAATTTTGGCTGGTATTTCATTGGTTATTGAGCGAATTATGTCCCTCAAGGGAGCTGTTGACAGCGTGCGCCAATCCACGCAAATGATGCTTGCGAGTATTTCGTCAATGGCAAATAGTGGCGCAGTCCGAGAACTGAAAAATCTGGGCAAAGATATTGGAAAACAGGTTTCCACTTTTGAAGGCTTGCGTCCTTTTGTTTCCGGCCAAGGTGGCAGAGGGCTTCCTGCTAAAAGATTGACGCCTCAAGCTGCCGCAACCATGGAGGAAATTGGGCTTGGAGGATTTGTCGGAAAAGATGTATTTGACAAACCATATGTCAAAGACTTTGTAAATGCTTCAAGAATTATTGAAGAACGACTCATATCTCTTCGTAAATCAGCAGCTTCTGTCAAGGAGAAACTGCCCTTGGCGGAACAAGCTGCTGCCGATCTGGCCAAGCAAACCAAAGCCCCAGAAATCACACCAATTACCAGTGATTCTGGAGATGGAAAAGGCAAAACAAAGCGAATTCCCTTTGAACAAATTGCTGATTATGAAAGTCAGCGTCAAGCAAAAATGGCGGCGTCCGATAAAGAACGTCGCTTAAGTGAACTAATTCGCGATGCGAGATTACAAGGGAATGAGGCGGAAGCTGAAAGCTTAGAGGCATTGCGCCCTGCCCTTGAGATTCGCGGAAAGATTGCAAGCCTAGAAGAATTTAGAAATATGCTGATTAACAAAGAAAATCAGATTGTTGGCAAATCATTAACACAGCAGCAGTTTAACAATAAACTGCAAAATGCGAATGTCGAGCTATATGTATTACGCAACGAATTGCAGGAAACTTTTGACAAGCTTAAGGTGGATGAAGCAAAAAGGGCAAAAGATGAATTAAAGGATCTTGACGACAAGATTAAAAAACAGCAAGAGTTTCAAAAACTTTTAAATGCCACTCAAATGGCTGCTGGGACAATGAGCCCAATTGAAATGGCTCGCGCTCAACAGCAGCAGCAGTTTGCTGATGACATGGCAAGGGCAAAAGAACTTGGTGCCAGTCAAGTGGAACTGGCTGATCTCGCCAAAGCTCAAGCCGCCATTCCTGCTGTCGGCTCATTGGAAGAGGCCATGAATAAACTTAAGGGGGAATTGAAAGATTTAACAAGTCTCAATGAAGTTGTTAAAAACTCTGCGAAAGGGATTGGGGAGGCATTCGGCAATTCTTTCAAAGAAATTGTCAATGGCTCAATGACTGCCCAAGAGGCATTGGCTTCTTTCTTCCAAAACATAGGAGATTATTTCCTTGATATGGCGGCAAGGATGATTGCGAAATGGATGGAAATGCAAGTTATTGGCCTTGCACAAAATCTTTTATCCGCATTCTCCGGTGTCGGCGGAGGCGGGAGCAATGTCTTTGGCGGCGGTGCTCGGGGGCTCAGCACAACAGTTGGCTTTGGCACTGGTATTAGCGGTTTTGCCAATGGTGGTATTGCCGGGGGCGGCATTATTCCACTTAAAGCCTTTGCAGATGGCGGGACTGTGCAGGGGCCAACCCTTGGTCTTGTTGGTGAGGGGCGTTATAATGAAGCCATCGTACCCCTCCCGGATGGACGCTCCATTCCGGTGGAATTACAGGGTTCTAATTCAGGCGATATAAACGTAATCGTAAATGTAGATGCGAAAAACACTCAAGTGTCTGGCGACGAAGGACAAGCAAGGGCTCTTGCAAGTGTTGTTAGTTCGGCAGTGCAAGCGGAACTCATCAAGCAAAAACGCCCTGGTGGACTCTTGAGGCAATAACTAGTTATGGCCACATTCCCTTCCATTGACCCTGCTTTTGACGCTCAAAAGCGCAGTAAGCCTCGCTTGCGGACTGTACAATTTGGCGATGGGTATGAACAAAGACTTTCCTACGGAAACAATCAAAATCCCAAGGAATGGTCAGTTATGTTTATGGTTGACAACACTGATGCCGATACCATTGAAACCTTCCTAGATGCCCGTGGCGAAGATGGTCAATCCTTTGATTGGACGCCTCCCAATGAGGCTACGGCTTATAAATGGGTGTGTGATGAATGGAACAAGAGGATAGTGGGTGAAAATTTTAATGAAATTAGTGCTGTTTTTCGTCAAGTTTTTGAACCTTAAATA